ATGTTTACACTAGAAACGAAAAATATTTTATTAGATTCGTTTGTACAAACTGCTAAAGAAGGTTATTTAGACATGCGTGCTGAAGAACATGGGATCTCTAGGATCAAAGCGACAAAAGCGATCGTATCTGCTCAATTTACGACTTCGGATAATAAACCATTCACAACTCTCTCTGAAGGTGATCGCTTTAGCTCTATCGGTGAGAATCCTATGTATTATTCAGTTATAAAACAAACTGTCGATGGAACTTACACTCTTGTTGCAGAACGATCTGGGACCTCTGGTAATCAATACATTGGGGAGTTACTTCCATTGGATAATTTTAACGGTTTAGGAGCAGCTAAACTTAAAGAGGTCACAATACCTGCACGAGATGACGAAACCGACGACAGCTTGCGTGAGCGTGTTTTAAAAACATACGAGATCAATGCCTATGGCGGTAACGTTGAAGATTATATTCAATTTACTTCGAAAATTGACGGTGTAGGTGCTGTTCAAATTTATCCAGTTTGGAACGGTGGCGGAACGGTTAGAGTCGTCATTTTAGCAAACTCTTTTGAGTTACCATCAACCTCGTTGATCAACAAGGTCCAAGAAATGATTGATCCAACTGGCGATCAAAAAGGCTATGGGATTGCGCCAATTGGTCATCAAGTGACGATCGCTGCACCTACAAAAAAACAAGTTGATGTTGCATTGCATATCGATACGATCGTTGGTATTAACCCAGATGATCTAAAAACTAACGTATCTAGCGCTTTAGATGAACATTTTTTGAACATTCGAAAAACGTGGTCAGAACACGATGAGTTATATCATTACTCGCAAACAATCTACCGCAGTCAATTGATTGCAACATTGTTAAGAATCGATGGAATCGCGAACGTAAGTGATGTTCGTTTGAATGGCCAAGCGAACGATCTAAATCTTACGTTCTCGAATCAACTTCAGGAATGTGCATTTTTAGGGACGGTGAGCTACACATGATGGAGTCAAGCAACCTGAAAGAACTATTACCAAATTGGTATGAAAATGTGTATGAATTTAGTTTATTAATGGAAACTGAACAAGATCTTGTAGAAGAATTGCTGCAAAATATTCGAAAAACTCAAGATAATTTGTATATCTCAAAAGCAGATAGCGATACGTTGCGAGTTTATGAACGCATGTTAAAACTAACTATTCGTCCTGACGATACACTTGAGAGTCGAAGATTTAGGATCCTAGCAAGATTAACAAGTCAAAAACCTTACACTAAACGTTATTTGGAAGAAATGATCCAATCTTTTGGATCACCTGCAGTTTTTGATGTTAACTATAATCAATATTTGATTGATGGATTGGTTACTTTTGAACAAAAAGGGCAAATGGAAGAGTTGGATTATCTGCTTCGTGTGACAATACCAGCAAATATGATATTCAACGTAAAAAATGAAATGAATCTATCTAGCAGTAGCAAAGAATATCTTGCTACTGCTTTTACGTGCAACGAAGAAATCATGATCACACACGATATTAAAGAGACCAACACCATTCAGCAGACTACTTATCTTGCGAATGGGCCAACGATCACTGCTATCGAAATGATTACACAAGATATTAATGAAACAAACACTATTTTCAGCAAACAACAAGTTAACAATGCCTATACAACGAATGAAGTTGTAGAAATTAAATAAGGAGTGAAGATATATGGAATTTAAGCAAGCGGTCATTACTGATCGAGGTCGTGCACTTATGACTAAATTATTAGCAGGCAAGATCACTCAGTTCACTAAAATCGCTGTTAGTGAAACGAAGTATAACGACAATCAACTAGCGGGTTTAACTGCTTTATCAAATATTAAATCGGAATCTCCAGTCAGCGTATCTGCTACGAATGCTACTAATATTTTAGCGACTGGCGGAGTGAATAACGTTGGATTACAAGTCGGGTACTATGTGAATACAGTTGGACTATACGCGAATGATCCAGATTTAGGGGAGATCTTATACAGCGTTGTTTCAGCAGTTGACGGAAAGAATAGCTATATCCCTCCAGATACAGGTGTTTCCCAAAGTGGAGTAACATTCAAAATTCAGACTGAGGTAGCGAAAGCAGATAATGTTAACATGTCTGTTGATCCGGCAAACGTGGCTACTCAGGGTGATTTAGATCGTATGAAAAAACCGTTCCAAGCTTGGTCGAATAGCGCAGACGGTAAGACCGATTTTACTAAAATTAGGTATAAAGAAAACCTACTAACAAAAAACGCACATAGTCAACTGGGAGGTTATTCACAAGCAGTTGTATCTAAAACAACCACAAATGACTTAACGCGTTATATAGTAAGTGGTGGGGCTGACATAGTAAAATTACTACGAACAAATCAAGACGCAGTTGATTATAAGGTGAAAGATCTAGAATATAATTTCTCATTGTATATAGAAAACAACGCTAGTACATCAGTTTTCTATTCTACTAATAGTGGTCGTTTTGCTAGATTAGAGATCAAATCGGGTTTTAAAGGTCGTGTCAATTTAGGTTTTGTCACAAATGGTACAGGATCGCCGCAATTTCAATTCAGTACAAAAGAAGTAAGTGATAGTATTGACATTACAATAGGTTATTTAAAAATTGAAACAGGTTTGATTGGAACACCTTACTTACCGAATAAACTAGACGACCGCTACAGTGCCTTTATGAAATACACAGGCTTTTCTAACAAAGACAGCAATGACTACCGCGATTACACTTGGGTGCGCAGTGATGAAGCACAGGCGATCAACTACGAAGCGTGGGCGAACGATAAGAATGGTACGAATTTTAGTCGATACTATCCAAAACCTAACTTAGTCGGTGGGAACGCAAGCGCCTTTAAAGATTGGTACCCTACAGCGGGAACAGAAGCGGCAAAAGATAACGTGGCAACGCGATTAGATGGTGGCATTTTACAGCAAGCAGGTATTTCAGCAACAGGGACAGACGCAGTAAATGATTATCGTCAATGGCAAGTTTCAAGTGCTAAGAGCGAAGGTAGTGACTTACTGAATGTAAAAGCGAATACAATGTACACAATATCTTTTGAGAGTCGCGCAGTAAGTCAATCTTGGGTAGGTTCTTCAGCAACAATCGACTTTAGGGCAAATTATAAAGATGGGTCAACTAAAATTATAAGCGTAGCTAAAGTTAACTTAACTAAAGATTGGCAAGTAGGGACAGCAACGTTCACCTTAACGCAAGATGACATTACCAACGTTGATTATTTCAGAATCGTGGTCAATCACATTGGACAAGGAACTGTACAATTCAGACGTATGAAGATGGAGGAGAACCCAAGAGCGTCAATGTTTATCCCTAATTCAAGAGATACAGGAGTAAAAGCAATCGACCTAGTACCTGCTTATCGAGGTATTTCAAACTCAACTAGTCAAGATTATCTTGATTATGTATGGGACAAGTCGGAGCAGTATCGTGACGCAGAACTACAACAAATCAGAACCGCGATTATCGCGCTAGGGGGAACAGTATAATGTTTAATCAAGATGAATTTATCAAGACAAATATTTTACAGGCATTTAAAGAAGGTTCGTTTTCAGAAGCACAAGTCAATTTGTTTTGCATGAATTATTTAATGCGTTCCATGATTTCACAAGAAACGTTTGACAGTATTCAAGCTGAGATCAAAGCGATCAAGGAAGCTAAAGCGCAAGCCGAAGCTGAGCGTAAGCGAAAAGAAGAAGAATTGAAGAAAGCTCAAGAGGAGCTTGAAAAAGCACAAGCAGAGCACGACAAAGCGCAGCAAGATCTAGATGAAGCAAATAGTCAGATGAAAACTGCAGAAGCAACTGAAAATGAAAATGTGGAACAAGCGATTGATGAATAATCAGTCGCTTTTTGTTTACTTAAAATTAGGATAGTGAGGGTAAGGGTATGTATTTTTTATTATGGTTTCAGAATTTAATGTTGGATGATTATGGTCGTATTTTGGGTTGGTTGTGCTTCATTATGGTGTTGATGTTAATCGATATGATTACTGGATTTATTCAGGCGTATATCAATCATGACTTGAAGTCAGGAAAAATGAGTAATGGTATTTTGAAAAAATTCGCATTGTTGTTAGTATTGATCACGATTGTACCATTGACGGTTTTATTACCTGACTTGATTAGTACAGGTCTTATCGTGACGGTATATGGCCTAGAAGTCATGAATGAGTTAGTTAGTATTCTGGAGAATGCTAAGAAGTTAGGAATTGCGACTAGTGTGTTTGATCCAGTTATGAAACGATTAAACGCCAGCAATTCACAAAATGATAAAAAAGAGCAAGATAATAAGGAGGAAAAATAATATGTTAAACGGAATTGATATCGCAAGCCACCAGTCAGGATTAGATGCAGGTAAAATCGCAGCTGATTTTGTCATCGTGAAAGCAACGGGGGGAACACAGTATGTAAATCCATTGTGTGATCCATTTTATCAGGAAGCGAAAGCAGCAGGGAAGTTGTTAGGGGTGTATCACTACGCACATGAAGCTTACTGCCCAGGATCTGCAGAACAAGAAGCACAACATTTCTTGAACAATATTCAAGGATATATCGGAGAAGCTGTATTGATCCTTGATTGGGAATCAGACAACAAACATGACGTTGCTTGGGCAAAACGCTTTTTAGACTATGTATACGAAAAAACGGGAGTACGTGCTTTGTTCTACACATACACTGCAGTAGTCAATGCGTATGACTTTTCTAGCATTGCAAAAGCCGATCACGGCCTCTGGATCGCTAACTATGGAGCGAATCAGATTCAAGGCTACAGCAAACCTAATCCTCCAGCAAGTAACAACTTTGGTTCGACAGCAATGTTCCAATTTACTTCAAGTGGTCGTTTACCAGGTTGGGGAGCAAATTTAGATCTTAACGTGTTTTACGGTGACAAAAAAGCGTGGCAAGCTTATGCTAAATCTAATAAACAAGCGAAACCAGACCCAGTGCCAGCACCAACAGAAAAACCTGCAGCAACCACTCAAACGTTCAAGTATGCAGTGGGTACAGTTGTAACTGTAGGTGGTGTATTCTTATCTAGTGCACAAGCTGCAACATTTAATGCAAATAACGGATATACACCAGCCAATAAGTTAACTAAAAATTACGGTAAAATTACCAAACAGCTAAAAACAAATGGAGTATCGACTTACTTGTTAGATGACGGTTTCGGCTGGATCAATGACGGTGACGTTGCTAGAGTTGGTCAAAGTGCACCAAGTTCGAACACTCGGACATATACTGTCAAAAGCGGTGATACTTTAAGCGGTATTTCTGCTAAAGTAGGTGTTCCGATCGCTACGTTACAAAAAAACAATAATATTCAAAATGCGAACTTGATCTATGCTGGTCAGGTAATTAAATATTAAATAAGTCAAAAAGCCCTTTCCTTAACTGGATTGGGCTTTTTTTATTTTTTTAACTTTTATAAGCAGCAACTTCCTTTAATATAATTTATAACTTATAAGTTTAATATTTTTATTTTAATTATAACTTATATGATATATAATAGTCTTATCAAACAAGGAGGTCTATACTATGACTGCTACTACTTATGTTGTTGGAAACTTTAAAGGTGGAGTTGGGAAAACTAAAATTGTATCTATGCTTGCCTACGATAATGCTATTATTAATCAAAAGAAAACTCTGGTAGTCGATATGGATCCACAAGGAAATGCAAGCCAAGTTTTAGCACGTACAGGCGGACTAGATGGATATGAAAAAACAATTTTAGATGGAATAGCAGAAAATGATTTTTCTAACTGTATAACTAAAATAAAACCTACTTTAGATATAATTCCATGCGATACTGGTTTTCGTGCATTCGTAAAATACGTTATTAAAAACTTTGACACCGAAGAAGAACAAATATCAGTAATAAAAAATTTATTAGATCCTTTAAAAGAACACTATGAAACTATTTATATCGATGTGCCACCTACAATCAGTGAGTATTCAGATAATGCAATGGCAGCAGCTGACTATAGTATTATTGCTTTCCAAACGCAAGAAGAATCTTATGAAGGTGTAGGAACATATATCGGATATCAAAAATTCATGGCAGAAAAATTTGGAATAGATCTACAAGTAATTGCTATAGTTGCATGTATGCTTAAATCCGACAGCCGAATCGATACTGGGATTCTATCTGATGCTAAAAATGAATATGGTACTAATGTTTTAGATACTATAATCAACTACCAAGAACGTTTAAAATCTTATAGTAGTACCGGAATACATTTAAAAAGAAATAAAAATGGTAAATATGATCAATGGGACCATAAAGCCCATGAAGTTTTTTTGAACATCTTAGAAGAAATAAAATTGCGTGAAGAATATTATTTGAAAATCAAAGGAGGTAATTAGTAATGGCAGATAGAACTGAATTCAATGTAAAAAAAGAATATAATCCTGAATTCGAGCCCACAATTAAAACTCCAGCGAAAAATGTCTCTAGTCCTACTTCTAAAAATTTTGGAGGTAACGCTCTAGATAAAGTGATTACTAAACCTAAAATAAAGAAGAAGAAAAAAACTGTATTCCCGAATGAAGTAGAAGAAACGCAAAAAAAGAAACGTGGTAGACCTGTTGAAGTGAAAGATCCATTACAAAAAGTAGATCGTCCAAAAATGATTTCCACTGCTTCAGAAATTAAATTAAGTGTCCTACAAGACTTTGTAACAGAGTTCCAAGAAGAAACAGGTAGAATAACATTTGATAAATATATCAATACATTAATTGATGCTTATGTAAAAAGTAATATGACTTATAGCAGACAAGAGGCTTTTAATAGAGAGTTAGAATATAAAATAAACGAAAAAAGAAAATAAAATTTTTTTGAAGGATTTAGCTTATAAGTTATAAGTTAAATCCTATTTTTTATTAAAATTAAACTTATAACTTATAACTTATGTCTTAAATTAAACTTATAACTTATAACTTATATCTATTAAAAAATGGTAAAATCCTATAGCACAGGCACCATTTTTGCTTATAAGTTATAAGTTATATCTGAAATTAAACTTATAACTTATAAGCAAAAACAAAAAATATATTTTATAAGTTATAAGTTATATGCAAAAATTAAACAATTAGCTTATAAGTTAATTGTTTAAAGGGGTTGAATTGCTTAATACCAAGTGTTACTCTTTCCTCAAAGATAAAAATAAACACAAAAAGAGCCACGAATTGGTAGTTCGTGACCCAAACAAAATTATGTAATTGATGTAGTCAGTATATAGCTGATTGCTCTTTTTGTCAAAAGGAGAAATCAATCATGAACGAGAATTCAGGACAAATTAAACGCTATACACGAAATAAAGGATTTGAATCAATATCGCGAGACCTCTTACAAAATACTACACTAAGTTTAGAAGCGATTGGCCTGATGTGTCATTTGTTGAGCTTGCCTGAAGACTATAAAATTTTCAAAACACAGCTGTACAATAAATTCGAAAAGAACAAGAAGACTTCAATTGCTCGCATGTGGAAAGAACTTGTTGACCAAAACTATATTATCGAATTCAAAACTCGTGAAGGTAAAAAATACACTTATGACTATATTATTTCTCAAGAACCTTTTTCTTATGATGAAATTCTATTGATTGCCCAGGACTATCCTAACAGCGATTTTTGGACTTCCGATTTTCGGAATCCCAAAATGAACAGTTCAAAACCTGTCGCTATAAAGAATAACTATAAAAAGGAAGAAGAAGATATAATAATACCAGATCAAGAAATTAATATGCCTGTCATGAATTTTGTCGAAAATAATTCAGATGCTCGATCAGCGTTTAAATACTTTAGAGAATGTAATGTCCCTATCGATGTGATTGTCAGAATCATGTCTTATTTGATGAACGATCCTAGATTGCTCGATTTAAGTTTAATCGGTATTCAGATGTCTTGGTGTGCGACTAAAAACGATATAAAAGATTTTGCGAAGTATTTTGTGTTAGGTCTAGAAAAACTCGTAGAAAGCAATTCTGTGCGTCCTAAAGCTATTGAAAAAGAATTACCAAAAGTTACGTTGCACAATTGGCTGGAGCAATAAAAAAAAGCACTACGACGAGTGCTTAGATCTATTATGGATTGTAAGTATATTCTGGAATAGAAGTCCCTGTA